CATCCCATCCCAAATCATGCCATCCATAAATGAAAATTCCCAAGAACGGTAGTGCCAGGATGATACCTTCAACGAAGTTTCGAGTTTTGAATTGTCCGTTCAACACATACCCGGTATCAAACGAGTTTTTGGGGATTTGATAAATATTTGGCTTCTGCTCTTCTTTACTCATGCTTCTTCCCCCTTTTGCCGAGCCAATACAAGCATTGCGGCGCAGCAATTACGATATAGCTGCATCAGCATATTCTGGTCTTCCTTTTCTTTTCTGGACAATAATCCAATAGCGCTGATGTTTGCTACTGCACCGTTTTTATAGACATCCATTGAAAGCAAAACCGGCTCGCTTTTCATTGCCTGCATCTGACTGCACATATCAGATAAATCACTTTCAAAGAACGCAGAGACCGTCAGTTTGACGCATGGCCCATTTATACTGCACGTAACAAAAATTTCTGTGTCATTTATTGTCGTATGAAACATTCCCGACCGCATATTCGCACACCTACTCACAAAAAATCACCTCGTCACCACTTAATAAATTCATTTTTAACAAGAGTCATCATTGGCCTGCAATTTTTGCAGTTGCTCACCACGCGCCGCGAGAAGGCTGATGACAATGCGCGGTATCCGGCCACTCGCCAGAAAAGTAAGTGGCCGGGTTTCAGTTACGCCTTATGGCAAGCGCCCCAAACGTAGTTGCGCTTATCGTCGTAACCGTAGACAAGCAGCGTCACGCGGTCACCGCGAGTCAGCAGTTCATCGGAAGCGGTACGAGCAACGCGAGCCTGAATGTTGCCGACATCCACAATCAGGCGGTAGTAGTTGTCCTGAACGGAAGTCACGGTAGCACCGTAAGCGCCGTTGCGAGCCAGGCTGTGGATGTTCATTGCGGGATTAGCGCGGCGTTCCAGGATAGCGCGGTTCATGCGCATGCTGACAGTGCCATTTTCGTTATCCACGTTCAGGTCTTCGATAACCACGGGAATGCCTTCACCGACATGGAACTTCTTGGACACATCGTCGATATACTCGTAAGCAGACAGAGCACCAGCACCGATGCTGGTCTCAACGCCCAGAGCTTCAGCGATGACGTAATCCGGGCCGCTGGACAGAATAGAAGCGATAGCGCGGGAGCCGTTCTGAACATCCGCATTGCGGCCAAAGAAGTGACGGTTGCGCTGGAGTTGCATAGCGTCCTGACGAGAGCCAGCGAATACGACCTCGCCATCCTCAGACTTGGCTTCCATATACGGGCAGAAGTTGATGATAGCGCCATTCATCAGCTTTGCCTTACGCAGATAACGGCGCTGCCGGGTAGTCGCATCGTTCTCCTCAATGCCCTTCATCAGACTGAAGTAGAAGAAGTCCTCTGCCGGAATCATGACGCGCAGCGTGCCACGGCTCACTTCAACGACAGCGCTGCCATTCTGAACCGGGCGAACGCCAAAGACCTTGCCCTGCAGGAAGCGTCGAGGACCATGCTTGTTGTCAGCAACGCAGCGGCGCATCTCAGCCAGGTCACGAGCGCGGCGGTCTTCGGGCATATCGACATGCAGCATATCGTTGCCGTCATCAATGAAAGCCCCAATCGCCAAGTCATCATCATTGAAGCGGCGAGTCGCACGAGGAACCTCATTGACTTCTTCGTCAACGCCCTCATCGGCGGGAGCTGCTTCGGTAGCCTCTTTCGCTTCCTGCGGTTCAGATACCGGCGCGGCGTTTACATTTTCTTCAGGTACAGCAGCGACAGCAGCTTCATTGGTTTCAACGGCAGTGGGATTCAGCATTTCATTTTCGTTCATGGTATTTGTCTCCTTTGTGTTAAAAAAGAAATATGAGATTATCGACATTTGTCGCTGCCCGGTAGCAGGATTCGGGCACTGTCCACCACACGCCGCGCGGAGGCTGTCGATTTGTGTGGTTCCTGACCCGCATGGAGCGAATCAGGGAAAAAGAAAAACCCCGGTCACACAATCAGTAACCAGGGGTTAAGGAACAAACTATTTATTTTTTGAATGCGTTTTTCTTTTTGGGAGCAGGTTCATCCGTAGCCAGCAAATCTTTCTTGGACAAACGCGGTTTCATGCGCTCTTCGGAACGCTTCTGCGTAATATCTGTATTGATTTCTTTCTGGCGCTGGATATCACCGAACGACGATTCACGGGATTCAATTGCGTCGTGTTTCCGGGCATTGGGATAAAGGTCTGCGGTTTTCGGAAGCTCTGCCCATTTGGTGGGGACAAAATGCGGGTCATTGAACAGAGGATGATGAATAAATCCGAAACGCTTGGCTTCCAACATGTTCTGGCCATTCGTCATAATCAAAATCTGTTCCTTGTCCAAATGCTGAACTTCATCAGGGTTCACAAGATTGCGTTTGCCGTCGCCTTCACTGAGCGAATACCCTTGCATCACGCCGCGATTTCCGGCAGAGGAAGCACGAGTATCGCTGACGCTCTTGGCGCGAATCGTAACAATGCCGCTCTTATCGGAAATGTATTCGGCTGTATACTTATCATTACAGCCCAGAACCAACATCGTATTGCAGCAGCCGATGATAGTTTCGGCGTTTTCCTCGCCGTACAACTGAGTCAACTGCGGCAAACTCTGCAAAATGAGGGAAACTGCAATCTTACGAGAACGTGCAGTAGCAATCGTCTTTTCAAAGTTCGGCCAGACGCCAGTGTTTGCCAACTCGTCCGCAACAACGTTGACCGGGATGCGTCCTTCACCACCAACAGCATCGAAAGCTTCTTTCAGGTCTTTGAACAGAAAGCTCAAAAGCAGAGAGGAAAGCAGCTGCATAGAAGCGTTATCATCGGAAATGATAAGGAACAATGCGGTTTTTTCCGCGCCAAGATTTGCCAGGCGAATGTCATCGTTACTGATAACGCGGCGAACCTTGTAGGTCATAAACAGCTGGAGTCGAGTATTCAAGCCGCCAACAATGTTGGGCTGTACGCGCTCACCCATACCCTTAAACACTGCCCATGCAGATGCGGCCGGATGGCTCAGCGGTACATACTTGAAGTTTGCTTCCCATTTATCCAGGTCGTTGTGAAGCAGAGCGTCATAGATATCAGAGATGTTACAGGTCGGAGCATCCTCCTCCCATTCAGAGAGTTTCCTGTCCCCTTCTTCATCGCCATAGAACGAATGAGCAAGATATTCTACAACTCGGCGTCTATCCACCATGGCGGATTCCGGGTTCTTTACAATCTCAATCAGAGATTGCTCATCTTCCTGAGTGATATACGGCAGCTGAGTCAAAAGCTCTTTTGCACGGCGCTCATAAATCTCAATCAAGCTCTTTTCACGGATATACGCACAATAGGAAACAGCAACGCGGAACAAGTTTTCTTCCGAGCTTTCCCAGAACGGGTCGCCCTTACTGTTTGCACCGCCCCCCGTGTTAGCAATAACGGTCTTACAGAAGGTAATCACACGCTGGTCATCAATGTTACCAGTAATCGGGTCATAGATTTCCTGAACACAATCCCACGCATTAGAAAGGTCCAGATTGATAAGGTTAAAGACCTTGACTTTATAGCCACGGGACTCCAAAAGTTTACGCATATCGTTGTGGATTTCGCCTTTCGGGTCAGTGACCACAACTGATTCACCGCGTACAATAGACTGAAATACAGCCGTTCTGACATAGCCGAAAGACTTGCCGGAGCCCGGAGGTCCGATAAGGATAAGGTTTCGGTTGCCGGTAGGTTCAAAAGGAAGCGCGATGACTTCCTCACCGTCTTGCGTGAACTGTCCAAGAATCGTACCCGTTACGTTTTCGATAGGACCAACCTCATAGACTTTTTTGGCTTCCGTTTCATTCATCCAACGAGCTGTGCCGTATGTGCCCGCCATAGACGTTGCAACGCCACGGTCGTCCACTTCTTTGGTCGCGTTGAGGTCTGTGTTATTGACTGAAAACCGGATAATAACGAATGTAATGGCGCACGCAAAGACAAGCGCCGTCACAATGCCGTAACCGGTCGTCAGGGCAAGCACAAAGCCCCGCAAAACCCCCGCATCCCATTCCCCGACAAAGACTTTTGCAATACATCCTGCCGGGAAAAGACTGATAAGAAAGGAAAAGCAGAACAAAAGTACGAGCTTTTCACCCTTTGACAGCATCAAAATTTTCGTTTTGAATTCGTTCCATTTGGTCACTGGTTGTCCACCTCACTGTCAGTGTTTTCGGTTTCTTCTTCGCTGTCGGAAGTATCCAAGTCCTCAACTTTTCCTTCTGTAACGGTCGTATCCACTTCCTGCAAGATAAAGTTGTTAGGGTTTGTATCGTCAAGAGAATCCGTGACGACCTTCAAAATATTATCGTTGTACCAGAATTCCCAGCCAAAGATTCTCGAAACGTCTTCAATCGGCATTGTGAACGTATTATCTTGGGCCAGCGTCATCGTATCGGTCCAGGCATCCGATGTATTGCGCGACGTATATTTGAAGGTTTTCCTGTCACCGTGGATTTCAAAATACTCGCTTGCTTTGGTCAAAGCTCTTGCGGACGGCACATATTCCCAATGCCCATAAGTGATGGGCACATAGAGAAGACCCGCGTCCTCTGCATATTGCGTATTGCTGTCGTAAGCCTCGGCCAATGCTCGAACCGAAACGCACAGGCGGCCATCGCTGTTGATGGAGAAGTGCATGCCCGGAACCAAAGAGCCGTTCAAGATAACGCATTTCGTGGGAGCGGTCTTTTCGCCTTTCAGGATAGCCTGACCATCTTCTCGATTCTTGATTGCCTGGTCGTATTCTTCCTGAGAATTGAAGATGTAAAGCCGCTCGCAAGAACCTTCTTTTCGAAGCTGTGAGAAATCTGTCGGATAATCGATGGCAAGCGAATCCTTGTCAAGCTCATAGACTTCCTCACCGGAAACAATGCACTTCAAATATTCATCGTCAACGCTATAGCCGTTCGAATCGTCATATCCAGTCGTGCTCACTCTATCGACAACATAGTTCCCATCAGCATCAAAGTGTCCGGATTCCGAAACGATATTCTTCTCATCAACGCCCAAAACCGTGCCATCGGATTCTTCACTTGACGCAGAGTCATCGGAGGAAATCTCCGTCTCATCCACAGTCTCACTTTCCGAGGCTTCATCGTCAGGAACAGGAGTCTCTTCCGGCTCCATGTATTCCGGGTTCGGACGCAGATATACGGTATGGCCGCTGAAAATCTCAAGGCCGTTTCCGTTATCATCCGTATACGGAATCAAGCCCATGCTTTCAATTACCTGAGCCTTCTCCTTATATAAAGGAGAGCCATCGCCCATTTTCACTTCCTTGTATCCGTTGCAATCAAGATTGTTTGGACTCTTAACATTCAACTTGGTCAGAACGATTTCGCCATCCTTCATTTGGGTGCCGCCCGATGTATCCACATCACCGCCAATATCGGGATTCGAAGACGGTTCAGGCGTGCTTTGAATGGACGGGGTCGGTGCAGTGGAACTGGTAGCATTTGTGCTGCCGTTTCCGCTGTTGCCTTTACAAGCAGTCAGACAGCAAAGGCAAGCGCCCAAAATGGCGGCGCTTTTCATAAAGTTGTCCATAATAAAAGCGGCCCCACTTTTATCTCAGGTGGGGCCTTACTCCTTTCTTTGGTTAGTTGCTCATTTCAATTTCAGGGTCTTTTTGGGTTTCGCCGTAATAAAGTTCAAGGTGCAAGTGTTCACCCGTTCCACCATGACTACTAAGACAATAGCCACTGTAGCCGGTAGTAGCGATTTTTGCGCCAGCAGAAATTGTATCATCAACATTGTACGAAAGGCCCGGGCTCAAATGCTGATACAGAATGAAAACGCCATTCTTTTCGCCCGGAACTACGCCACCGCGTTCCCCGTAATAAATCATCAGCATGTTACCGCGTTGACCATTCCCTTTTGTAACAAGCACACCGTTTGAATAACCATCCTGTTTACCAACAATGATACCCTTAAACGGCGCACTCATTGGATATATCGAATGAGGGGGAACAATATCAGTGCCATTGTGCTTCGTATCGCCACGAGGCGATTGCCAGCTGGAAGTTACCTTAGCCTTCCAGCCGCTCCACGGTCCAGGGAGAAGGCCCGAAGCCGGGCACTCAAACAGTTCGTCGGAATGGGTGGCGTAGAACTGTTCAATCATTTGCTTAATAGAGCCGCTGATAACTGTGCCAGTACCGGCACCGCCAGTGTTATCGCCTGTCCCGATATCCAACGATGAATCGCCTTCGAAATCGGCTTCTGCAGCATTATACAATTGCCGCATTGTCGCAGCTTCTTCATCAAAAAGGTCGGCTTCGGAAGTATCACTCTCAACCGTGTCCTCATCTTGCGGAACATTGTAGTATTCCATAATTTTCTTCTTAGCTGCTTCCAAGGGGGAAACTTTGTAGGTACATGTGATGGTTGCGGTCTTTACTACTTCACTTACGCGCTCCATCACGATTGTTCCATCTTCATCAAAAACCGGATTTCCGTCTTCATCCATTTTAGGCTCCATTTTGGTGACGGTCTTTTTGCCATAAGTTGTAGTTGTTGTGGCTTCCGTTTTCCAGACTTTGTCTCCGACAAGCTCTTGGGCTGCTTTCACCATCTTAGGGACCCGGAAATGGAGCCCATCCTCCGTACGTGCCGCATAACTATCTCCGGCCATAATGTAGAATGTCCAGTTAAGATAATTTTTACCATCGTACAAGTCTTTGTGAATGGTGTAAGAAATATTATCCATCGTAACGCCATTCGCAATAGCAGCGTCTTTGGCTTTATCAACCTCTTCCTGGGCTTTTGACCTCATGTCTTCCGAATATTTGTCGTACGCATCTCTGAAGTAATTATTCAGAACCGCAACAATAACATTTGATGTTCCCATGTAGGATTGGAAAATTTCATCCGAAGCAATCGCAATATCATCCTGATACGCTTGCGATGCATCGCCTTTTTCCCCTGTTGTAATCCAGGTCAAAAAGTCATCAATGCCATTGGATAGCTGAGCCTTGAAATCCTCCCATTCAAGTACAACTTCATCAACCGATTCTCCTAAAGCACTCATTGTCGTTTCTGCAATCGTTCCCGGAATCTGAGTAAGAAACATAAATCCGAAAAGCAATAAAAGTACTGGTATGAGTGCAATGACGATAGTCGCCGCGATAACTTTAATCAGTGTCTCTGGATGCGAAACCATGGTGGCAGCAGCACCGGCAAAATCGCCTGCTGCTGCTTGTCCCGCCGCTTTACCAATGACCTTAGCATCCTTAACGCCTTGTTTTACAGCATGTACTGTTGAGGAAACTGCTTTAGCTCCCTGTTTTGCGTCATTGACCGCTTCATCGGTTAAATTACTCAATTTACACCACTCCTTCCTTAATCAAGCCAGTCTCAGCTGTGTAGAAGATTCTGCACATTTCCATCTCACACCCCGTGGAGGTGCTGGCTTTTTCGTGAGACACCCGGCTTTCTTTCGAAAGTCGGGAAAAGGGTATCGTCCAAGAATTACTTGGACGGCTTATCCTTTTTGTTTTTCGAACCGTTGCGATTCTTATTCCCTTGCATCATTTGCTGGAACCTGTTGTTCCGCTCATTTCGAAAGTTGCTTTCACGGAACGATTTTCCTTCATAAGCGTTTTTCTGCTGAGGCTGGGAATTAGAACGAGCAGCAGATTGGGTTCTATCCTGACTGGAGTTTCGATTACGCCGTTTGTAAGACTCATCCGTGTCGGGTCCAACACTCTCGTAGTCATCCACCTTGCCAAGCTGGCGGGCAATGCCTTCAAACGTTTCGGGCTCATACCGGCGAGTCTGCTTGTTGTACTTAGCACTCCGTTCGATGTTCATCACATCCGGGGTCTCAGGAACGTTGCCATCAGCATCGAGCTTTTGCATGATACGCCACTGCGTAATGCCCGTATCGGGGTCTACACTAACGCGGGTGACCTGAATACGGCCAATGCCATCACTCTCAACAAAACCATTCGTATCATTGAATGCTTTGATAGACAAATGACTCAAGGGCCTGATTTCAGGTCCATTAGAAGCTCCAGATGTATTGGGTTCGGCACTGGATACACCGGCATTATCGCTGAATGTACCGGCTTCGGTAAAGGAATTACCGCGAGATGTATCAGCATAGAACTGAGTTCCATCCACAGGAGGTTTTTCGGCAGGCTGTTTACGAGCTGCGGAGCCATCGGCATCACCAGAGTCACCAGTATCTTCGCCAACACCGCCGTGATTGAAGTTTTGTGCGGCAGGGGCGGGATTATCTTCCGCTCTGGATGCTTCTGCCGTTGCCTTGGAAGTTGCCTTTGCAGGAGCAGTATTTTCAGTAACAGAGGCGGCTGGCGCGGTCTGACCAGCAGAGCCATCATTGTCGGAGCCAGCACTTTCGGAGCTCACTGCACCACCACCTTGAATTTCAGGCGCAGGTGTGGAAGGTGCGCTTACGGTAGTACCGCCGTTATCGTCGGACGAACTGCCATCGTCGTGAGAATTATTGCCAACATTCTGATGCTGAACTGTGGGAGCAGTAGCATCGTCATTGGAAGTTTCCTCTCCGCTGCCCGAAGAAGCATCGGAGCCGGGATTCTCGTCGTGAGAGCTACCGTTGCTGCCGCCAAACGAGGCAGAACCGACATCGTTATCGTCGAAATCATCGCCATCACCGTCAGCAGAAGGTGCCGCATAACCAGCAACAGCACCAACGTTGGAAGAGCTTTCTCCCTTTGCAGGGGGTTCACCGATACCAGAATCATCTTCATCGGCGGGAGCCTTTACGCCTTGGGCAGTGGGTGCAGTCTCTTCATCGAAGCTGTAATTGTCGCCACCGCCATTACCTCCAGCGAAGCCCGTATTGCCTTCACCGGAAACATCGTCGCTGTCAGTGCGTTGTGCAGAGGATGCAGCAACATCATTGGAAGCGCCGCCAGCGTCAGCAGGAGGCTCAGCATAGTCAGAGCCAGCATTGCCTGCCGCTTCGTCATCAGTATCGACCGTTCTATCAGCGTAACTTGCAGGTGTCTGAGTTTCCACTGTAGCAGAGTCACCATCCATGGGCGAAGCATCCACATCAGCAGAGCCAACATCCTCAGTGCCGCCGACACAGCCAGAAGATGTATCCGAATCATCGGATTCTCCGACAGCCGGTTCATTGTCCGTATGTTGTACAACAGGAGCAGCACTGCCGCCAGAAGCGTTATCTGCGTTAGCAGGAGGTTCAGCGTAATCGACAGAAGCGTCATCAGACACATTGCCATTTGTAGCAGCATTGTCAGCCTGACTAGCGGGTGTATGAGTCTGAACCACAGCAGAGCTGTCATTCGCGAACTGAGTCTCGGAATCAGTAGACCCAGAGTTCTCAGTAACAGCACCATTGCCAGCGTCAGCCGGGGGCTCAGCGTAATCAGCAGAAGCATCACCAGTTACACTGTCATTGACAGCGGCACCGGTTGCACTCTCGAATTGTGCAGGTGCATGGGTCTGGACTGCATCAGAACCGTCATCCATGAGCTGAGTTTCGGAGCCAGTAGAGCCAGCGTTTTCATTGACGACGCCGATGTCGGAAGGCGTATTCGAGCCGCCGAATTCCGCATCAGCAGAACCGTAACTCGTAGTCTGCTCTGCAGGACCAGCAAATTCTTCGCCGGGAGCACTACCAGCGGGAGACTCGACGGAAACGGTAGAATCATTTGCTGCGAAATCGCTGCTGTCGGGGCTTGCCGGTGTAGTTGTAGGTACAGGGCCTTCTTCGGTGACGGTCTTGTCGGTAGCAGACTGCATCGCAGACCCAACGGAGCTTTCACTGAAAGTACCAGTGCCATCCACAACAGTCTCGGTTTGAGCTGCGCTGCTATTGGTAACGCTGTCTTCACCAGCAGACTGAGTAACGGTAGAAGTTACGCTGCTGTCAGCAGAGGTTTCCATTTCGACATGTCCAGAAGGAGCTGCATCCTTAGTCTGAGGTACATTACCACTCTGAGCGGGAGAAGCAATAACGACTGTATTACCTTCTCCAGCCGCGCCGTTGCCACCAGCAGAGATTTCGCTCTCGCTCTGAGGCTCAGAACCCGGAGCTGGTTTAGCGGATACATTCTGTGCCTGAGTGCCAGGAGCGACAGCAGTTTCACTGCCAGAAGTGGTAGGTTCAGTGGGCAATGTACCAGCATTGCTGAGTACAGGTGCGTTTGCCTTCGTTGCTGTAGTACCGGCAGTGCCAGCAGGAGCAGTATTGTCTTCACCAACAGTATTGACATTTGCAGACGGGACATTGCCCTGACCCTTTGCTGTAGGTGCAGTTTCAGGCGTGGGTGTAGTCGCGGGAGCAGCTCCATTGCCGCCAGCAGGAACGGTGCTAATTCCCTGTTCAGGAGCAGCGCCATTCTTCCCCGCAGGGCTGCCAACAATAGATGTAGTTTCAGGTGTAGGAGCAACCGTGGGTTCAGTGCCTTTTCCTTCCGTCATACCACTACTGCCGCCAGATGTGGCTTCAGGCGTGGGCGTAATAGCAGGACCAGCGCCCTTGTTTGTGGCAGTACCACCACCGCTGATAGGTGTATTGCCCTCGTGTACCAGAGGCGTTGCGGAATCCTCAACGGTTGCGTTTGTAGGCGTGCCATTGCCAGACTTTGCTTGCGGCACGTTCGTACTTGTACCAGATGCGTTGCCAGATGCAGATGCTCCCGTAACGGTTACATTTGCAGCGTTAATCGGTTTGTTTGTAGCCGTACCATTTGCGACAGGTGCGCCCGCAGGTGTAGATGCAGGTTTAACAGAACCAGAGCCATTGGTAACAGCGTCAGGATTAACCACATTCACGTTGTTTGCGCCAGGAGTGCGAGATTCCGCATTGCCAGCAGCCGTATTATCAACACCATTGGCATTGATTGTCGTACCATGTGCAGTATTAGCAGCATTTGCAGAGCCAGTTGCTCCTGTAGCAGTAGTAGTTGCCGTAGTCGTCTGCGGTGTCGGTACGCCACTGCCAGTAGGCACAGCGTCTGTAGTTCCACCCTGTGCTACGGTATCGGGATTCACAACGCCAGGTTCAGAACTTTCGCTGTTGCCATGGCGGCCAGAGAACACCGATGCAACGCGTCCCCAGAAAGAAGTGGCTTCAGGTTCGGGTTCATCCATTGCGGCCACGGGCGTATGTGCGGCCTCAAAAGCTTCCGGCGTCATGCCAACCGTATCGCCAACTTCGGCACCAGTGACTTCCTGTTCGGAATTACCGTCAGCCAAAGAGTTGTATGCAATCTGGCCATTTTCGTCGGGTGCGGTTGCATCAGTTTCCTTAGCGGTTGCATCACCATCAACCATGGTCGCGTTACCGGCATCGCCAGTAACGTTTTCAGAGGCACCAGTGCCTTCAGCAGTACCCTTCGGCAACTGTCCAGATGCAATAACCTGGGCAGCTTCTTCGTCTGTCAGGCTGCCCTTCGGGTTCGATACCATGTAAGTATCGGTAGTGTTGCCATCGCTGACCGTAACAGTCAAAGCACCATCAGGCATATCGTCACGGCCCGTGGCCATGTCAATACCGGTGACTTTCGCACCTTTAGCAAACTGCTCTGCCAGCTCAGGGTCAGCATTTGCAAGCGTGTCCTGCATAGCAGCCAAAGATTCCTGAGAATTGTAATCAACAGCGGAATCCGGGTTGCGCATTTCTGCGGCACGCTGCTCGTTGGACATCTGGAACCGACCGGAATAGTTTCCTTTGGCAGTATCAAATTGCTTTTGTGCTTCAGCCTGTTTGGCATCTCGGGTAACAGCAGCCGCCTGTTCCTGGTCGTGTTTGCTAAGCGCAGAATCGGTAATACGAGTAAGGTAATCCAGATTCTTGCTTTCCATTGCAGACCTTGCGGCAATTGCAGCCGCACCATCTGCGCCATACTTGTTCAGCTGACCAGCGGGGACGCTGAAAGATGTGGAGTTCTTTGTATCCGGAATAACGTCGCCAAGACTTCTCCCCTTCCCGTCCGTCATGCGAGTAGCGGTCCATTCCTGAGAGCCATTTGCCGCAGTGCGTCCGGTATTTTCAAGACGAAACTTGCCTTTATCTGTAGTAAGGATTGCACTCTGCCCATCCGGACTGATAGCCAGGTCGGAAGTCTTGGTTGCAATCGTGCCAGATTCATCACTCGAATAACGGAATCCGGAAACGCCTGTAATTTTGCCATTCTCATCGCGGTAAGTGACCTTACCATTGACAGCGCCTTTAATGGCGTTATCGGGAGCCAGGTCTTCAACCGTACCCTGAGACACCTTGCCACCATCAAACCCAAGCTCATCCAGAGCGTTTGCCATGGCCTGACGATTCGAATTGGAATTAAAGGTTTCACCAGGGTTATTATACATGTCGCTACGCTCAGCGTTTGTACCACGTACAAAGCGGTCGGCCTTTTCTTTGTCACCAAAGCTGACCTTGCCGTATTTGTCCAAATCGCTTGCAGCCCCAGCCGCTGCGCCATTTGCACCTGCAGCTGCTGCCACGCCTGCAGCAATTGGCTTGCTATCACTGCCCGCGCCGCCTACAACATTTCCAATGGCATCAGCAGCTGCACGGCCGTGGCCAGCAACGCTGCCTGCCAAATCAAGAACATCATGCGCAGCACCCGTGATAATTCGAAAAGCACCAGCCGCTTCACTCATCGGGTCAAGACCCGTTGTGCTTGTGATACGGAATCCGGCTCTTGCAAGCATATCGTCCAGCTTTTGTGCGATTTTGAGGTATGCGTATGTGACAAGGCCCCATTTCACGACGCTTTCAACAGATGCGCCGACCAATCCGATGTTCAATGCCGTTCGCGCAATACCAACGACCCAAATGTTCAGAATCAGCAAAACACATTGTGACCAGAACATCTGCATCCAGTTGACTGCCGTATCTTTTGTTCTTTCGTTAGTTGCCGTGGCAAATGCCAGAGGCGAAAGCAAAATAGTGAAGACGCAAATGATGTATCGTTCCGCACATTCAAGTACCAACTTAATCAGGTTCCACCAAATCAAAAACAGAAACACAACGCTGACAACCAGAGAAGCACCTTCGACAATCGAGAAACCTCCCATCCATGTAACTATTGTTCCAGCCGCATCGCCAGATTCAGTCAGGCCAATAATGTTCATGCCAGAGTCTTCAAACGAAAACTCCCCCAATCCGCCACCCGTAACGCCTTCACTTAACGCCGTTGTCAGAGGCGAAATGATTTCATCGAACATCAACTGAAGAAAGTGACTGCCTGTAAGAGTAAGAACCATGCCAAAGACAGCGTTCCAAATTAGTTTTGGTACGCTTTCGGTCCTTGCGCCGTCTGCAGTTTCCATCAAATACGAGATGATACGAACGGCAATCAGTGCTCCGGCGATTGTTGTCGAAATTACCATTATGGCTTGCGAAAAATAGCCCCCAATGCCGTTCCCACTCATTGCAAAGCCAGGAATATAATGGGCGACTTCTTCTGTCGTCATCTGCGTAATTTCGAGCAGCGGATTCATAATAAGGTCACAAAACTGCAAGATAATACGTGCGATGACCATGACAACCAGACTGAGGAAGTTACTGACAAGGTCAGAAACCGCAGAAAGCGCAATGCATCCGGTCATTGCAAATGCAAGAATAACAGCGGCCATGGAGCGCTTAACGGCTTTCTTTCCTTTTACGGGTTTACATTTTATAAGAGAGTTAATGTTGCTCACCTTCTTTCAATAAAAAAAGACCCGCCCGATTACTCGGACGAGCCTTTTAGCCGCAAAGCGAATATTAGCCGCCAATGTTATTGCCGCCGAGCTCGCCGTTAATCTGGCCACCGAGTTCATTAGCAACCTTCATCAGGCCGGGCACTGCAACAGCAGCCACGACGATGATGGCAACCACGATAAGACGTTTCTTATAAGTCTGAACGTCTTTCGGGTCACTGGCCAGCAGCATACGCACCAGCAGATACAGGAATACTGCGATGCCGATAGGAACAACGACGTTGGTCAAGCCTTTAGCAATAGAGTTGCTAACCTGGCTGCCTACGTTGAACACTTTGTCAATAGCGGTGCTAACATCTGCATAAGCCATAACCGTGCTCAGCATGGTAGCAGTACCCATTGCACAGGCAGTACCTACAGCCATCTGGAGGTTCTGCACCGGGGTGCGTTTCTGCAAGCTGTTTTTCATATTCATTTCGAACTACCTCCTTCCTTCGATTATCATCGTAGTAGAGCCTTCGTGAACTGATTGTTCAACCCTTTAACTCTACAATATCTATTATCTGCACCTCGCAAAGGCGTGCAACAATCATACATTCGTTTATTCGAAGCGTTATTCACACAAAACGAAAAAGCGGGAGCTCCTGTCATGAGGAACTCCCGCTATAACTAATTTTATGTTTTGGCTTTTTTTAGTTTCGTGATGATGCGCGGACCTAGCAAGGATTTGCGGGTCTGCTTACGGAAATTCTGAAGCGCATATTTCAGTGCTTCCTCATCGCCAATCATCACCAATTTCTTTTTGGCTCGCGTAATACCGGTATAGTACAAAGGCTTTGTCAACATCACTCCGTATGTCATACTCACCGGAATAATGCAGCAAGGAAATTCACAGCCCTGAGAACTATGCACGGTAATGGCATACGCAAGCTCAATATCTTTCATATCTTCATTGTTATAAACTAAAGTTTCTCCTTTCGAGTCAAAGTAGATTTCAACGGCAACATCGCTTTCCAGCTGGACAATCGACTGAATCGTTCCCAAGTCACCGTTAATAACCTGTTCTGTGTTCTTTCGTTGAATAATCCGGTCGCCAACCATAAACAGCTGCTTACCGATTTCGACACAGAACTTATCATCAGTTTTAGGATTCACGACCGCCTGAATTGCGGTGTTGACACGGTTCTTGCACAGATATCCGCTCGGCGTGCCTTTATCGTAATGCGTAGGAGTTAGAACAATCGTACCCTCCATACCGTATTTGGACACGCCATTCAAATACTCCTCAACAATATGATTCATGATTTCATTCGCTTCTTTTTCTTTATCCTTGTTAACAACCGGAATGAAGCGAAATTCATTATCAAACACAAGATTTCGGGTATTCCCGGTATAGGCACGATTCTCACGAATCTTGATGGAAGCATCTGTAATCGTCGAGGTACTCCCCTGCCGATAGTTGACATCAAGGCGAACGGTTTTAATAACGCCGCACTTGATTAAATCACGCAAAACGTCACCACGAGCTACAGGAGCCAACTGGTCCGTATCGCCAAGCAGTACAATCCTGGTGGATGGGCTGCTCAAAACAGCATCGATTGCATAAGCGAACAGGTGTTCCCCCACCATACTCATTTCATCAATACCGATGAAACCGCAAATGGTACAATCTCCTTGTGCCGTGAATCCACTCGAATTGTTCGCCGGAATCAAACCACAAGCCTTATGAATCGTGGATGAGTTCATGCCGGTGCTTTCCGCCATACGCTTGGCAGCCAAGCCTGTTGGAGCCATCAATAGAATATGTTCATCCGGCCATACCATATGGTACACATCCATGATAGCCCGCAGACAAGTGGTCTTGCCTGTACCGGGGCCTCCAGTGACAATAGAGATACGGTACTTCAAATTGCGTACAGCCTCGGCCTGTCGCGGAGAAAGAATAATTGAGTTCTCTTTCTGCCATTTAATAAAGGCATCCTCGATTTCGCGTTCTTTCACCGGCTTAGCGCTGGCAAGCTCGACGATTTTTGCAGACATTTTGCGCTCTGCCAAAAAATCATCTTTATCGTAATAATATTTTCCCTGCTTGATAACCGAGTATGCCTTGGCAACACTATCAAGTGCTTCTTTCTGCCGTTCTGCACTCACCTGTGGAGTGAACGCAGCCATTCGAGCTAAGATAGCACTCTCTTCCGCACACATACTTCCCGTCTTTTGACAGGCAATATGTAATGCTTCGATTGTCGCACAGGTCATGCGGCGTTCTGAATCCACCGGCTCTCCCATTGCAAGAGCAATGTGGTCCATCATCGCAAAGCCCAAAATCGGGACTGGCTTATAAGGATTATTTTCCAGGACGTGAATCGTTTCATTTCCGTACGTCTCAACCAATGTGTTGATAGCGGACGGTGAAATATCCACGCCTTGCAGAAGTTTCAGAACATCTGCACGGACCAAAGCAGACAAACAGGCATCGTTGAGCTTTGCAATGGCCTTGTCATCAATTCTTGGAATGTCAAACAGCTGTTTGCAATGATGAGCACAAACATCCAATGTGTTCATTCCAAAACGTTCAACGATATGGCTTGCCATCGTCTTTCCTAAACTGCTGCAATTCCGCATCAGGAACTTGCAAACCTCGCTTTCGGTTTCAGGCAAAATCTCGGTTGCTTTTTCTGCAACGAAGATTTTCTCGTTTTCCTCTTTAGAATCCGGTGCCCAATGTCCTTCCAGGCGAAATGAAATTTTCTTCAACAGCTCAACGGGAATGTGCTGAGATGTGGCTTTGAATTCTGCCGTCATCCCGCCGTATCTGCGCACCTCAGGAGGAAACATATCCTCTTGCCCTTTTACACAAGTTGTAAAAATACAACAGGCGTAATTTGTGCTCGTCGGTACGGCCTTCAGTACACGCTTTACGTTGCACTTGTTTAGCGTGATAGTAGTGTTATCCAATTTTACTTACCCCTTTATTTTTCTCGCAGCACCTCCAAACATTTCGGATATGCCACTTTTTCGACTTTTTCGTTTACCGTGATAAGATACGCCTTTACGTCATTACTGTACATATAGTAAGACCATGTATCGTAATCCTCGCTTCCGGGCGTTGCAACATCAACCGGCGTAGATAGCCAACACGCCTGACAATTATGCACAAGCCACAAGAAATATGGGTTGCCATTATCCTCAAGGCTTTTCTTCATTTTCCCTTCGCATTTGTGAAGCTCTCGCTCGAAGGCTTCCTGCTCGAATCCGCGTTTTGCCAAGATGGAAACCATCGCACCAAAATAGTCATCACAGTCGCTGCATGTTGGCTTTACAAGTTTTTGCTCATAGAGAGCATCGACAAGCTGTCGGTTTTGCTCTTCGTAACTTGTCTGATTTTTGTTTTGGTTCTTGTTTTTACTCATTGATAAGCTCCTTTCTATTTGATATGCCGATAAAAATAGGCAGCCACCCGGTAAAGGATGGCTGCCTATATCAGCAGAATGTAAATTGTGCGACGGGTCCCAAACGTATGAAACCGTTCAATGTTATCCATCGTACATTTATTATTTTATCCGTGCCGCACAATCCGTCAAGCAGAGAGTGCCTCAATCATCTCGCACATACATTTTTCAAGGCGCGTGCAGGATGTGACATTCGGCAGATAGTTCATCTGAATATCATAACGATGGCATGTCACTTTGCATTTATTGTAAAGTGCATGAGACATGGAATCCACCTTGCAGAGCACAAGGTCTGCAGCGTGAATCATCTGGTCACAGGCCGCCACCATATCTTTGCTCACATAGATGGCATCGGGATGAAGAACTTGGAATCGCTTCATCAGGTTTTGATTGCCGCCAACGACAGCAACCGAATATTTCTGAAGTAGTTCATCCAGCTTTTTCCCATAATCGACATCGGGTTCATCGTCAGGCTGCAAGGTTTCTTTCTCAAGAGCCTCCTGCTCATCTGGCAAATCATCCTCTGCCTCTTCCGGAACCAGCTGCATCAGTTCGTCAATCTCCGCATACGCCGTTTCCAGCTTGGATGTCAGAGCGTTTTCGCGCTTCTTACTCTGCTGCAGCAGCTTATCTGCATCAGCTACCTTGTTTTCAGCTCGCTCTACACAAGCCTCTGCGTCTACCAGCTTTTTGTTCAGAGCGTCAATCTGCTTAACGAACATTTCATCCGAAGTACCCTCATCCTGTCCAAACAGCTCACGCGAAACAGCTCTACGAATTTCATCGGCGTAAGCATTCGCCAAGTTGTAGACTGACGCGTAAACAGGAAGCATAAAGTTATAAAGATTGATAAGATTAAGCGTCTGCTGCGATACTTTCTGGGAAATCAGCATGTTGTTCTTATCATCAACGGTGATAAGTCCATCCATGACAAGGGCTTCCAGCTTGCCAAAGCAAAAGCTGTCATCGTCCTCTTTGCAAACAAACTGAACATCCTCCGCGAGATTCGCCTGCATATCACGGAACTCTTGTTTTGTTAGAGGTCTGTTTGCTACTGGTTTGAAGCTAACGCCTGCCTGACACATAGCATCTTCACAGATAGCATAGCCATCACACATGATGGAGTAATTCGAATCACTGAATTCTGTCTTTTGGATTGTTAAGTTATCGTTTACTTTCACATCAATAGTTGCTTTGTTCATATCGGCAATCACTTTGTTCTGAAGGTCACTAATTGTTTTCTGTACGCCTGTGCCAAGTTTCGCAAAGAATTCTCTTTGGATGGCGCTGTCTTCGCCTTCTGAATTTGCCAAATTTCGGGTCCAGATATCATAGACATCTTTGTTTTGGGGAAGCTGGCTTTCCGGGCTGGCATATCCGTACAAGAAAAACAGATATCTCTTTGCCACGTTCTCCGGTTTGTTGATTTCATCTGTGAAATCGTATGCTGCCTTCGTACCTGCGTACATTGCACTTACCATTCGAGGCATATAGGAAAAATCGCGCCCCAACAGCTGTACAAGTTTTGTCCATTTTGGCTTGTTTTCGTTGAATAGTAAATAACTCATAACGGCAGCCACCTTCACCGTATCGGCACGACGAGAAGGTACGACTTCCGTTAAGCCCATTATTTTATCATTGAGTAGGTTTTTGGCTTCCTTACGGTAGCAAACATTGCTTTCATATTCATCAACAAAGCGCTTCTTTGCAGCCTGATTTCGTTCCACTTCGCTGGCAGCATATAAGCACCATTCTGGTTTATAATAAAATGACATAATCAAAAAATCCTCCTTTGTATATCAAAAAAGCGCCCGGTGTAGCAACCGAGCGCATGAATGTTAATGATAAGTTAAATGAGATGGTATCCATGCTACATTTATAATTGTACCTAACCCGCACAGATGTGCAAGCAGCAAAAAGCATATGAATCACCGCTGCTCTCCATTTGGGTCTTTCTGCACATGGGGTTCCTGTTCCGATGTCACCTGTTTCAAGCCCATACTTTTGTACACATTCATTTCTTTTGCCATCCTCATATTTTGCAACAAAAAACGGCCCACCCGCTTTAAGCAGATGAGCCGTGCCGGACAAAGGCTGTGCTGTTATTTGTTTTTGTTCTCCTTCTCCTCGTGCTTTCCACGAGCTGCGTTATAAGCCTTCCGGAAAGTCTTGGTGCGGCTGATGAGGAACAGCGGGATAATCCAGCTAGTTGCCTCGAAGAGTATCTGAATCACACCGCCCAGCAAAGGGAACAGGATTTTGGTCAGGAGAAATGCTGCGAGTTTGAACGCAACAACCACCAGAACGATGATGCCTACTGCAACGACAATTCGTGCAGCGATGTTGGTTATGTTTTCGGAGTTGATTTTGAAGTTTTTCATTTTCATGATTGTCCTTTCTTGTTTGGGTTGTGATTTGGATACGGGAATCGGTTAGCGAACGGTTTTCTCGGGCCACGGAGTACCAGAGACTACCATCCACTGACAGCCGATTTTCTCGGCCGGAATCTGATGGCGAGCGACCTTAGTGCGGACAGCTCCCTCAGAAATCGGGTTGAGACCAGTCTTGCTGCGTTCAGCATTCACTGCTTCGCAGTATTCCGACAGGGTGAGATACTTAACATTGTTGATAATCATAATAGATTACCTTCCTTTCTCCATTAGTATGGATTGTGATTTGTTGTGCAGACTAACACATATGTGTAGCTGTTCGGACATCTATTAAAAACAGTGCAATGCACTGGGAATTCAAAACAAAAAAGCGGGCTCCCTGAAAACAGGAAGTCCGCTTCTAAGCGAATTATGAAAAATGAACCACGACCGGATTTGGTTCCGGAGGACAACTTTTCAAGCTGCCGCTGTGGAAGTAAGATGATATCTATTAACTAATTAACATTTTACTCCGGCCGCATACGCTGTCAAGCAAAAAGCGAATTAAAAGCAAAATAAATTTGCATTCAACTTGCCTTCTACATCTGGATTGCATCCCTTGATTGCATCTTTTGCGTAATCGCGAATATAATCGATGTCGTCAACAAGATACGCTCCATCAGTGTCACGCTGCAGAGCCCCGGCATTCAGCCAATCCTCTGCAAAATCGATGTTGGTATTACGGTCAACCAGCTTAAACTCGACCGTACGTCCAGTATGTTCTCGTAATGTCATTTCTTTACCACCTTTATCGTTAATGTCCGGCTCGTTTCACGTCTGGGAACGTCACAGGCTTTGAAAGCATCGGGGTACAATGCTTCGAGTTTCTGCCGGTCAATGGATGCGTTGCTCATCTTGGGGGTGAGCTTAACAAGCCATTTGAGTCCATCCGGACCAATGACAGTCCCTTGGGTACTAACGCCCATAGCCATCGCAAAAGGTACAGCCAGCGCTTTATACTGAGCTTCATACCCCTCAGCAACCGTTTTAGCAGCCTTATACTTGGCGTAAGCATCCGTATACTGTTTGCAAAGTTCCGCATATTCGGACCCCAATAAAATGCTGGGCGCAGACTTGTTGGCATCGCCGGTATAACGATGCAGGGTATCCATGAGGGCTTTGGTATCACCAAGAGGTTCGGGCGGGATACGCGGGACAACATGGTTTTGCCAGAAGTCGTCACATCCCTGGATAATGCGCATCTCCTCATCAAGGTCACGTTTGATGGTATTTGCGATAAGCGTATCGCGGTCAAACATGCAGACCACAACGCATTCCCAAACGCCAAGAATCGCCATATAAGTGCGAACCTGATAGATGTACGGAATAGGAATATTGCCATTCGCCCACTCAGCCTTGTTGAACGAGCTCGTAGTTTTGATTTCCACCAAGCAATACGAGCCGTCCGGCTTGCGCATCATACGGTCAATGTTGGCCGTGATATAAGGCTTTCCCGGCATGGAATAGATGTTGGTATCGGTGATGATATCGTTGTACGGATACCGTTCCGACAGCCAAGCGTCTACATACTCCTCCGAGATATGACCCCACAGCTTATTCAACCGGGATTGAGAAGTTTCTTCTTCCGGGACAATCGGCTGCTTTCCAGTCTTGGCGTAGAACAAATCAAGATTCGTCTTGAATTTGTTTGCGCCAAAGATAGCGGAAATGTCAGAACCGCCCAAATGGTCTGCACGCCGTGCCTGCCACTGGTCCTCCGTCAAGGTGCTTGCATCGACCTCGATTTCAGGGCCATTATAGCCGTCCGGGTTACAGAATTTAACTGCTTCCGGGCTTGCCTCGGCCATTGCCTCATTGTAGAGTTCCCTGGTGTAGGGAGTATTGATTTCCCAGTACGGGAGATGTTGCGCACATCCCGCACTGGATTTGTTAGTACCATCATAGCTTGCCATTGGTTGTTACTCCTTTCAAAATCAGCGGCACAAGCCGTATACAAGTACGGCAATAACCAGCAGGATAAATACATTTTTGGGCTTTACCATTACAAGTCCTCCTTGCCAGGCATATCCACATCGCTCCAGCGAGTACGAGCGCAGCGTGCAACGCAGTCAGCGGCAGCGAAAATCTTCTTAGCATCCTGAGTGTGATTGCGAACCACACCAGCGTATGCATCGCATACTGCCAAGTAGATATCCAAAGCAGTTACAGGCATATCGCCATACACAGCGTCAAAGCCTTCGAGAGCTTCCAGTGCTTCCTGCTTCGGCATACCACCGCTTTTCAAAACGCGAACAAGCGCTGCTTTACTGTTGCGAATTAGAACATTACGCAGCTTATCCAGGTCGGTAGCCGCATCGTCAAAATACGCAAGCAAAGCCACAAAAGCATTCGTAACTCGTGCTGCAATGTCTTCACCGATATGCGGAATCGCCACATCTTTAGCCATTGGTGCCACAATGCCGCTGCCCATATTCAAGCACGGAATCAGGCGTACAGCAGATGCAGCTACATCCGAGCTAATCATCATGACTGCCGGAGTATACCCCGCAGAAAATCCAGAAGGAAGTTTGCGAAAGAACTGCTGCTTGTAGGCTCCAAGGTCGATGACCACTTTCATAAGTTCGTGAGACAAATAGCCGCCTTCGAATTCACGGTCAGGCCAGTTCTGGTCCATATAATCGTCCATGATTTTCAGGAGCTTATCGTTTCCGATAGCTGCATAGCGGGCAGAATGCACAGCACGAACCTTGTCGTAACTGTACTTAACCTGTACCGCACCTTTCCGTTCTGCCAGGATAAGGTTCAAGACCTCTTTCAAGCTCTCGCGGCGTTCTTTGCGAAGCAGTTCGTAGCAGTTCATGCCAATCATGCCTCTGTCGCAAATGCTGCGGACTGCACTGTCCCCTACCGGCTTCTTGCCGATACAGGTGGTCAGATTCAGCCCTGCGTTCTGCTGCGTATCAAGGACCGCTTCTTCGCTCACTTTCATCTGCTTGGCGTATTCATCCGCACAAAGAGGTTCATCATGACTCGCTTCAAAACGAATGTCACGAATCCCCTCCTCAAGCCATTTAGTATTTGCTGCGTCCTGCTTGCACTGTGCAAGCAGCTTGTCGTACTCGCCAGCCTTGTACTGTGCTTCTGCCCCATCCAGTGTGAAATCCACAAGGTCGGGGTCCTTTAAGTTGGGTGTTACGGCAGCTGTGTTGATGGTTGTGTTGACGACCGCGCTAGTTGCTGAGACAGGTGCGTTCATGGTTACATTGTTGTTGGTAGTGTTGGTAGTGGTGGTAGTGTTGATAGTAGTGGTCATAATTCTTACGCTCCTTTTTTATAATGCAAAAAGAGGCGGGCCTCCCGATGTGGGAAGTCCGCCTCTTTAAGCGAAATTGTGAATTGTACGAAAGGCGTTATGCCCGTATCGATGTTTGTTATCTATCGTACAATTTCTATTGTATTCGGTTCGCATAAATGGGCAAGTAGAAATAGTGCAAAACTAGATTTTCCCTGCTGCCAGATAAAATGAAGCGCAAAAAAGGCCCCCCAAATGGTGAACGGCCATACGTTACAAATTAGGGGTATTTATTATTTTTGGTGGGATTCCTTACGAAAATTGGTGGTCTACTAATTTATGTAAATACAATCCTTTCGTTTTTGGCAACAAACTTACATTTACCAGCTGAATACGCATAATCACCCCTTTAATGTTATCTACTCGTACAACATACTGCCGCTATAAAGAATACCGATGGTCTTGGAGTATTTCTTGGCAACTACATCGATATTCTTGAATAGTTCCTTGACATGCTTTTCCTTGGAAACACCTTCTGCTTCCGATTTCGTTTCCAGAATGATGGCGGGTTTGCTGGCGTCATCCGGCAGATACCAGCCATCCGGTTTATCATTGCAGCCACGGAATCCCAGCTGATTGAAGGTAGTGATTTGCCCAGTCCCCTGCTGTACACCATCTTCGGTCTTATCAAAACCGAGAATCAGCTTGGCACTGTCACGAACCTCGTCCTCTGTACGCATTCCCTTGCTCATAGTATCCTCCAAAAAACAAAACCCCCGATGCCGTAACATCGGAGGCGTAAAAATCAATTATTTATTGTTCAGAATCGCCAGCAACTCATCGAGGCTTGTCACATACCGGTATTTCCTTGCCATCTCGTCAGACACCGGAATCAACTCGCTCATGTAATAAAGAACCTGCACACCGTTGCTGGTGCATTCGTTGTACTTGTCGATGTCCCGCTGCTTTCGTGCCTCGAAATCCCTGTCATCGCTGCCGTAGGGGTAAAAGTGCTGCACACCCTGACACTCGATAGCGATGTTCTTGCCCGGCAGGAAGAAATCCAAGCGCTTCTTCCCCATCCACGGAAACATCTTCTCCCGCTGATACTCGATACCGTTGCATTTCAGCATCATGAGCACATCGTTTTCGAGATACGATTTCTCGCGCAGGAAGTCTTCTGTGTTCCGATAGATTACCGGCTTGGCAGTCTGACTGATAGCCTTGTTGGGGTTCAGCTTTTTGTAGTGAACAGTCGTGGGGCGCACATAGACGACCCTGCCGCTTTGCAGATGCCGGAAATGCCCGCAGCGCTCAGATTGGAGCACACAGAACCCGGCAAACGCCCGCTTCCCTCCACCATCATTCACATAGACCACAATGCCCTTTTTGAGGTCCACGATAGTCTGCTTGGTGGTGTTCAGGCATTCTCTGACATCCTTGACCGATTCCTGTTTCCCGTTCGCGTGTACGATGCGCTGCTCAACCTTCCGACTCAGACACCGCCGCTTCCAGAGACATATCGTATGCAGCCAGATTTGCAGTATCAGCGCCGCTGAGCTCGGAGCCGTCACAGAGTTCCGTATATGTAGGGAATCGCGCTCGGTTCGCAGCCACCGTTCCAGCAGGTTGCCAGACTCGTTCAGAATGGAAAGGTAGCCGTATACCCCATTTCGTGTATTCACCGCCATCATCAGTCCGTCCACACCGAATTCCTTCTCAGCCCTTCTCAACTCGACAAATGCCGTCATTTCCCGCATCCGCCAGTTATCGGTAGGCATGACCATGGCGCAGGTGTTCTCGCCCTCAAAGCCCACGAGAATCGGGCACAGGAAAGTCGTATCAGCCCTTCTATGGACAAGGATATAGAATGATGCACCGTAGGTGTCATCCACCTTGATAGCGTACTCATCGTAGGGCTCAAGCCCATACTCGCCGCTGTTCAGTCGGAAATCACCGATGACCGATTCGTTGTCGGTCGTGAGTTTCGCAATGGTAGGCAGCTGTAGGATACGAGCAAGACCCTTAACGACCTTATAGCAGTCCGTACCCTGTCCCTGCATCCGGTACTTGACATGCGTCAAGTAGTATTCGCGTTGCCATTCTGCGTTTTTATTATTCATGTATTAGTCCTCGTTCCCGTCTGCTTAACAAAAAAGCAGGCCCACCGAAATGGTGAGTCTGCCAACTTGTCAGATTGTTAATTGTACGAGTGGCTTGATGCCTTGTTATCTATCGTACAACTCTAATTATTCGAGTTTCGCACGCTTTAGCAAGTCACTTTATTGATTTGCCGTTTCTGCTGTTGTTGCGGCTGATTCCGGTGTCTGCTCGGCTTCTGCCGGAACAACAGTTACAGTGCAGGAATCAGAGAATTTACCGTCTTCGGTAGCCAAAGTTAAGACGGTATAACCCTCAGACACGCCTTTCAGTACGCCTTCGCTGTCATCGTAAACCGCAACGGATTCATCTTCCACGGTCCAGACCAGCTTCATTCGATTCACAGCAGCAACCACCTTGTCGTTGTCCTCGGTCTTTGCGGTGGCAACATTGAAGCCAACTGCTTCCTCTTCACCAACCTGAAGCTCGATGTCGCCATTCAAAACAAGCTCGGTAATATCAACCTTGTTGGCTTTCGCAACAGAAAAACTCGCAATCAGCGTGATTGCAACCAGTGCCAAGAAAACGGCAATGATAATAATCGGATTTTCAGCAGCGCTCTTTGCCCGCTTTTTGTTGTTACCCATCAGTTTTCTCCTTTCTGAATAGCCATATCATCTTGTGAGTCTTTGTCTGAAAGTCCCAGATGAAAATGCAGATACACCTTAGACATAACCTTGTTGGCCGGAACGAAATGCTCATCCCAATACCGAGAATCATACGAATTGTTTCGATTATCGCCCATCATAAAATAATGGTCTTTCGGAACTTGAAACGGTCCAAAATCAAGGTCTTCTGGTGTTTCGTTCAAATAAGACTCTTCATATTCAACACCGTTAATATATGTCTGCCCGTGCTTGATTTCCAGCACGTCTCCAGGCATACCAACGATTCGTTTGGCATAAAAGCGTTCGTTACCATCATCACGTTGAAACAGAACAATGTCGCCGCGCTCGTAAGGCTTGTTCAAAACGTCCGTTCTCACTCCAACCGTAAAGCACGGTGCCGAAAGAGTCGGATACATTGACTGTGTTGGGATAATGGAAGTCATAAGGACGAATTTAAAAATCAGCCAGAACACCACAAAGCAAATGACCGGCAGTGCCCAACTTTTCACAAAATCTTTCATTCGTTGTGTGCGGGAAAGCACAATGTTATTCTCTTCCAAAAATGTCACCTCGGTAAATTGTTATTGATGAAGGTTAGAAATTGATTCAGATAGAATCCAATCTGGCTCAACAGTCCTTGATAGTCAACCGTAACGCCAATATAATTAAGAAACATGTTTACGCCATAAATCGTGATGGCTCCAAGAACTAGAGTCTCAAACAAACGACTTACGCCGCGCATGATAAACCAAATCAGCATCACAATCAATGCAATATCAACAACTAGCTTGATATCACCAGTTTGATAAAGAGATTGAAAATAGTTCACAACATCACTGATAGCCGACATAATAATCGCCTCCTTCGCGTTCGTCTGGCCACCTATTTTAATTTTCTACAATTCGCACATTTCAGCAACAAACAAAAAAGCAGTGGCATCTGTGATAGATACCACTGCTGTTATGATTAGAGAACGTACGGGCAAACCGTCACATACAGCTGGACGGCTTTATCACCGTTGTACAAAGAAACGGTATTGAACCCCTTCTTTGCTCCCGAAAGAATCATTTCCTTTGCCGCCTCATACTCCTTATTATCACGACGGACATAGCCATCCTTGGTCTTCATCGTGGTAATAGCATTCCGCAGCATTTCAAGAGCCCGTTCGGGGGTTCCTGCGACCCGCATCCAGTTACCGATAGAATCGTAGATGGTGTAGGCCGTGTCGGGGATGTTGACGTTCTGAACCGGTGCAGGAGGTGCCTGTGTTACAGCGGGTGCCGGAGCTTGAACAGGCGCGTCACTTGCTGCAGCCGGAGCTTCCCGATGATTCGTCATGTGCTGAGTATACCGTTCTGCGTTGGACAGATATGCGGTCCAGTGCATCTTGAATGCCCCCGCAAGGCCAATCAGGTCTTCCTTGGAGCAGCTAACAAGAATGCGCTTGACTTCTGCATCCGGCTTTTTCTGGTATCCGCCCATCTGGTTCTGAATACCTTCCGCTTCCACTGCCTGGAATACATAAGCAGATTTCGTGCCAGGAATGAGCGAAATCTGCCTCCACATCACAGGGCGGTCATTACGTGCCGGGCTTCCGCCGTTGTACACAAAGAGCTCTGCGGGATATTTAGCCTGCGTTTCTTTGGCTTTTTTGATTGCCTGAATACGCTTTTGGCCCATCATGCCGTTCAAGACAGCTTCCGCAAAATAGATTGCACCGCTGCTGCCCTCAACATCGAGAGCCGCTTCGATAAAATCTGTCTGCTTGCAGCCATTCTGCCGCCCGGTATGGGCAACAAACGACAAATGCAGCTTGCCAATATTCGCCCAGTCCATCTTGAATTTCAGAAAACTTTTCTGTCCCTGAAGTTGGTAGATGACGAAATCATCTTCTTTGTTTGTGTTCTGATTTTTTTGATTGTAAGCCATAATAATTTTCCTTTTCTTATGCTGTTTTCACCGGAACAAACGGCACGAATTTCACGCTGTTTGTCTCGTTTGTGGTATTCGGAACAAAAGGTCGGAATACTTTCCCCTGCTTAAATGCAAGGTAATAGTCATCCACGCCTTTATATGTCGTGCCCCAGTTAAAACGAGTCATCGTGATATCGTATCGGGACGCGATTTCATAGAGTTTTGCAAGAGCATTTTTAACATGCTCATTACTCTCTCGGTCAGAGTCGAACGCATCCACCACGCGGGTAATTCCTTGAG